CGTGGTGCGTTACCAGACGATCTTATACAGAACGCTAAGATTATGGCTTTGGAAGAACGCAACATAGAGATACACGAGTTACGCAGGCAGTTAAATAAAGTAGAAGTAGAAATAGGTAAATTAAATGCACAGGTGACTGTGGATCACCAAGGCGGTAAGGAATAGTCATGTCAGATCTAGAGCAAGCATTAAGTCGGTTAGAAGCTCATGAGCGTGAATGTAGCATTCGTTATGAAATGATTCAGATGCAACTGGATGCACACAATCAACGCTTTGACAAACTAGAGAAGATGATGACAGGTGGCTTTGCTTCTATTGCTCTTATCGTGACTATGGCTATTGCTATCTTGGAGTTTGCTAGATGATTGAGTCGCTCATAGGGCCTGTTACAGGGCTTCTGGACAAGTTTGTACAAGACAAGGACCAGAAGGCTAGGTTAGCTCATGAAGTCGCTACAATGGCTCAGAGACACGCTCAGGAGCTTGCTAAGTCACAACTAGAGGTTAACAAGGTAGAAGCAGCACACAAGTCCTTATTTGTCTCTGGTTGGAGACCTGCTGTTGGCTGGTGTTGTGTCTTAGGTATGATGGGCAACTTTATGGTCATACCGTTTACCAACTTTGTTTTAGCTCTGCTGGCTATTGAAGTCACTATACCACTCATTGACCTAGAGACTATGATGCCTGTACTGATGGGTATGCTTGGTCTTGGTGCTATGCGTTCTTATGAAAAAACCAAGGGCGTATCAAGGGAAAAGTAAATGGCAAAGAGATCCCCTACAATTGTTTACAAGCCTTCTTTTGGAACCGGGATGTTTACGGGAGGAGAGTTTGGTGGCGGGCCTTCTGTTCCTCCAGAGTTTAATGATGCGCCTCCGGGCAGAGACGAAAGGCCAGACACTAGCGTTCCTTCATTTACTGGAGGAATGACTAGCGCCTATCAAACAATGCAACAAATTCTTAGGGAAGCAGGATTTGATTTGCCGGAGTTTGTAGGTACTCAAGGCGTCCCCGCTGACATAGACCCTAGGGTTTTACGTGCTTTACAAGAAGCCGTAGATTCTCAAGATGTATCTGCAATTCAAAATATAGCAGATGAAATAGCAGAAGCTGGCGGCTATGATGAATGGCTAGAGCAACAAGAAGATGACGATGATTCTACTGAAGAAGAATTTAATGAAGAAAGCTCTATTCAACAAGTTTTAAACGAAGCCAGAGAAGCCGGAGAAGAAATAACCAAAGAACAAGAAGAAACCTTTAGGGACATCTTTAAAACAATAAAGGATGTTGTTACTGGAGCAATCCCAACTAATAAAAAAGATTTTGAAAAGTTACTTACAAACGTTTTAAACGGTGTAGCTGGCATATCTAAAGAATGCGAATCTTGGACTGGGAGCGTTGATCCTGACGGGCCGGGAGGAAATGAGCCTTATGCTGGCTGGAAAGACTGCGTAAACATTGGCGCTATTTTTTCCATACCCGGTTTAGATATTCCCATGCCTCCCGGCATAGTTGATATTACTTGGAAAGACCTTGAGGACGCAGTTAAAGAAACTGGTCAAGACATTAAGGATATTATATCAGATCCCGGTGGTTGGTTAGAAGACACGGCAGAAAAAGCAAAAGAAAAAGTTAGAAAAGTTTTATCCAAAATCAAAGGCGGCATAAGTGATAAAGATCTTGAAGACATTATCAGAGATGCTGTTGGTGGAAGTATTGGCGCATGGATCGGTGGATACATACAAAGCAGTATAGAAGAAGAAATTGAAGAGGCGTTTCCGCAACTTTTTATTACAGATCCTAATGAGACAGAAGAGTGTGCTAACGGGGCAGTTAACTATCCAGAATGCACAGAGTGCCCTGAAGGGTTTTTCTTTTCAAAGCAAACAGAACGATGTGAGCCAACTAAGCAAGCACCTGAAGTGCCTGAAGAATGTCCTGAAGGAACGGTTTATTCAGAAGAAACAAAAAAGTGTGAGCCAATAAAACAGGCTCCAGAAGTAATTGAAGGCCCAACAGAAGAGGAATGCCGAAGTCAGGGCAGAAAGCATATTCCGGCAGACGCTAAGAGAGGAACGCCTAGCGAGTGCGGAGAGCCAATTAAGCAAGCTCCAGAAGTAATTGAAGGCCCAACAGAAGAAGAGTGTACTGATCAGAATAGAATCTACATTCCTGCAAACGCTAAACTTGGTACGCCTAGCAGGTGCGGTGATTTTATTAGAGAGGCTCCAATAGTTCCTGAGGGTCCAACAACAAAAGAGTGTGCAAATCAAAACAGAACACACATACCAGAAGATACTAAGCGAGGAACGCCTAGTAAATGTGGTGGTTGTGCATCTGGCTACGAAGTAAACGAAGGTGGCGAGTGTGTAGAAACATTAACGCCTTGTTCTGGTGATCAAATACGTAATGAAGCAACTGGAGAATGCGAAGATCCACCACCAGATTACGTAGAAGACGCTCCCTGCAAAACCCCTAGCGGAGTAGACGGCACGTATGATGCCGACGGTAACTGCGTTGAAGATCCAGAGCCAGAGCCAGAGCCTGAGCCTGAGCCAGAGCCTGAGCCAGAGCCAGAGCCAGAGCCAGAGCCAGAGCCTGAACCAGAGCCTGAGCCACAACCTCAGCCTGAACCAGAGCCTGAGCCGGGTGATACTGATGGTGATGGTGACGATGATGATTCTTTTGGTTTTACAGACGGCGCAGTAGTTGAGGGTGGTAATGACTTTGGTATGTGCCCTGACGGAGTTACTCCAAGGGCAGATAAACAAGGAAGTAATTGTTTCGCTGCAACAAATCCATGTGAAAGCTCTGACTATGCAGAAGCCAACCCGGTTGAGTGTGCTAGTTTTCTTACTCCAGATCCAGACCCTGATCCAGACCCTGATCCTTCGCCAGTAATACCTCCTGAACGTGCAGAAGGTAGTTTATGCGAAACCAATGGGCAAGAAGGAGTTATCCAAAACGGTATCTGTGTTCCTACAGAAGTTGTTGGGCCAGGGGGGTTTGATCCGCAACCTAACTTTGGTTTATGCGAAGACGGTGTAACGCCAAAGCAAGATGACCAAGGCACTAACTGCCCTGACATTGTTATAGACGACCCTGAAGAGCAAGTATGTGATAACGGTGCAGACGACTGGCCGCTATGCTCTGAATGTTCGGATGGGTCAAGGCCTAGCGACCATGAAGGAGGCCAATGTCCGGGCGAAGTAATTATAACTCCTGAACCGGAACCCGAACCTCAGCCTGAACCAGAACCAGAACCTGAGGTAGAACCAGAGCCAGAACCTCAGCCAGCAGCAGGTGGCGGTGGTGGTGGCGGCGGAGGACGCTCAGGAATGCTATCAGGCAATGTAGACTGGGCAAGACAACCATTTACTGCTGTAGAGTACCGTGCCCCAACTAGAGCTATTAACGTGCTTAATAACTTTATTGAAACAGAAGTAACACAATCTTTGGTACAAAACAGTGCCCAAAAGAAAGGAATGTTTGACGTATGACATACTTAAACTTAATGAATGGCGTACTACGTCGGATGCGTGAAGACGAAGTAAGTACGGTTAATGAATCTACGTACTCTAAAATGGTTGGTGACTTTATTAATGACGCTAAAAGAATTGTAGAGGATTCTTGGGACTGGTCAGCACTTAGGACTACCTTAACAATTACTACTACTGCTGACGTTTTTAATTACGTTTTAACAGGCAGCCAGAACAGAATTAAAGCGCTTAACGTAATTAATGATACAGCTAATTTGTTTATGGAATACAAAACAGCTACTTTTTTTGATGAAGCTTACTTAATATCTGATCCACGCAAAAGCGCTCCTACTTGTTATACGTACAACGGTGTTGACAGTAATGGCGATACGCAAATAGACATTTACCCTACTCCAGAAAAAGAGTACACCATTCGCTTTAACTGTGTTAAAAGAACAGGTGATTTAACTGTCGATGACGACAGGCTAACAATACCTAGCATGCCGGTAATACACTTGGCTGTTGCTTTACTAGCCCGTGAACGTGGAGAAACAGGAGGCACGTCTGCTCCTGAGTACTTTAAAGTTGCTGAGAATTATATGTCTGACGCTATTGCTTTAGACGCTCAAAAGCATCCAGAAGAAGTAATCTTTTATACCCCTTGAGGTAAAATATGGCACAAAAACTTAACAGTATAAATTTGGTTGCGCCTGCCTTTAAAGGGATCAATACAGAAGATTCTCCGCTGCAGCAAGACCCGTCGTTTGCTGAAATAGCAGATAACGCTGTAATTGACAAACGTGGCCGTATTGCAACACGTAAAGGCCATGATGTTATTACAACAAACAAAACTGCATTAGGCACGGCAACTCTTAGAGCAATCAAAGAGTTTAAAGACGACGCTGGCAACACTAAAGTTTTTTCTGTAGGTAACAACAAGATTCTTAGCGGTACAACGACGTTGGCTGACGAGACTCCCGGTAGTTACACCATTTCTGCAGACAACTGGAAGATGGTCAACTTTAACGACAAAATATACTTCTTCCAACGTAGCCATGAACCCCTTGTGTACGATAACGCAGGAGGCTCTGTAATCAAGCTCAGTGCTGTTTCTGGGGCTGCTGGAGTTACTAGCGCCATGTACGGTAACGAAGTCCTAGCAGCGTATGGCAGGCTATGGACAGCAGACTTTGGTGCTGACAAGTCTACCGTGTACTGGTCTGATCTTTTGATAGGTCATGACTGGTCCGGCGGCACTAGCGGGTCTATTGACATATCCAAGGTATGGTCTGACGGTTACGACGAGATTGTATCGTTAGCAGCACACAACGGACTGTTGATTATTTTTGGCAAGCACAGCATTGTTGTTTACGAAGGTGCCGAAACTCCAGCTACAATGGCCTTGTCAGATACTGTAGCAGGTGTTGGTTGCGTCGATCGTGACACTGTACAGCACACAGGTACTGACGTATTGTTCTTGTCACACACCGGTCTTAAGAGCTTCGGTAGAACAATACAAGAAAAGTCAATGCCTATGGCTAACTTGTCAAGCAGTATTACTAAGGACATTATTAGCTTGTTGCAAAACGAAACTAGTTTTTACCGGTCTGTCTACAGTCCTGAAGAAGGTTTTTATTTGTTAACTTTTGTAAATCAAAACGTAACTTATTGTTTTGACGTAAGAGGCACATTAGAAAACGGTTCTTACCGTGTGACTCGTTGGCCCGGCACAGGGTTTACGTCCTATGGTAGACTTGAGAATGGTAAGTTGTACATAGGCACTACGGAAGGTATTAGCGAGTACAGTGGTTACAGCGACAACGGAACTAAGTACCGTTTTAAGTACTACAGTCCGGGTTTGACATTTGGTGACCCTTCGATGTTAAAAAGAGTCAAGAAGATTAGACCAACTTTGGTAGGCGCTAACAGTGCCACAGTATTTCTTAAGTGGGCCTATGACTTTGACACAGCCTACAGAACTGCAGAATTTACTGTAGGTAACCAGCAACCTGCTTTCTACAACGAAGGCGAATACCCGGCTTATTCGGAGCTTTCGTCTTATGGAATATCGTCAACAGAAGTTGGTGGTGTTGTTATTGTTAATAAATATCTTGGTGAACTTACATCCGCCCCTACAACAGGGTCTGGCGGAGGTGCGCTACTTAACGGAGACAGTTACTTTAACAAAACAGAATCTGTTTACTACGTTTATATATCTGGTTCATTTACAAATTTAGAAACACTAACGCCTTCTTCTATATCAGAGTTTACGGGCGGTGAGCTAACGTCACGTAGGGCAGTCAACGCTACCGGTGGTGGCGGAGTTATCAACATAGGTTTGGAGGCAGATATTAATGGTTTTGCTTTGTCTCTTCAAGAAATTAACGTATTAGTTTTAAAAGGTAAAGTACTATGAGCAACTATAGTAAAACTACTGACTTTGCCGCTAAGGACAGTCTACCTTCTGGAGACAGCGGTAAAATCATTCGTGGCTCTGAATTTGAAAAGGAGTTTGATGCAATTTCTAACGCTATCGCTACTAAGGCAGACATAGCATCACCAACATTTACAGGGACAGTAACAATTCCTGCGCTGACGTTTACAGGTACACTGTCTACAGGAACAATTGACGGAGGTACGTACTAATGGATCCAGACTTTTTAGCGCTTTTAGGTTTAGGCGGAGGAGCCGGTCTTCTGTCGGAATCGTATAAAGACCTTGGCAAACTAGGAAGAGAGGCTTTTCAACGCTTTGGAGAAGGGTACACTGACCCCGACACTGGAGAGTTTACACCGGGTCTTGCTGGCGAGTTAGCAGGAATGCTGGAGTTTCAGCCTTACACTGTTACTACAGCTACTGGTGGACAGTTTGGCATGGCTACAGACCCTACTACAGGTCAAACGACTTACCAACTAGACATGTCTCCTGACGAACAGGCTCTTCAACAAGAGCTTCTTAAGCAAGCTACAAGCTTCTACGGTCAGGCGGCGACACCTTCTGAAGAACTTGAGCAGGACGTTTTGGGCCGTATGCGTGAACTTAGGGCACCTGCCGAAGAACAGGCCAGAGCAGAACTAGAGCAACGTTTAGCTGCTCAGGGACGTTTAGGTACACGTACGGCAATGTTTGGCGGAACTCCTGAGCAGTTAGCAATAGCTAAGGCAGAGCAACAAAGAGAGTCTGAAGACATTTTACGTGCCATGGAGTTTGCAAGGGCCGACCAAGACAGACAAGCAAAACTTGGTGCAGGAATGCTAGAGGCATCTTACTTGCCACAAGGTCAGTTACTGGCTGCGTTACAGCCCGGAATGACAACAGCAGAACGTCAGCGACAAGCGTTGTCTGAACAAGCACAGACTTACGGTGAAACCTATGCTTCAGCAATTAATGCACTACTTTCGGCTGGTATGGGCCAAGCAGACATTATAGGTAACGTAGGTTCGGGCTTAGTTTCAAGGGCTGCTGCTGGTCTGTTCAGTTAACATAAAGGATTAAATCATGGCACAAATATCATCAAATATACTTCAGGGGCTTTCGTCGCCTTCTTTTGGACGAGGGATGTTTTCCGTGGGTGAAGCTATTGGTGGAATCCCCGGTCAAATGAAGGCTAAAAAAAAGCAAGACAAGTTTAACGAAATCATGAAAAGAGGTCAGGCAATTTTAGCTTCGGCAGAGCCCGATCCCGTTGCGCTCTCTGGTGTTGCTCAAGAGTTACAAGGTATCGGTTATACTAAAGAAGCACAACAGTTTGCTGATGCTTCACGCAAGCGTGGAGAACAGGCTGCTCAACGAGCTAGGGTTGGTGGTTTGTTGACTCAAGCTAGTACTCCGGAAGGTATTACTCCGGAATACGCTCAGGACTTTGTAGCTGCTGGCGGTACTTTAGAGCAGTTAACAGCAGCATCAAAAAGAGCGCAAGACGAAGAAAAAAGACTTCGTGAAATAGATCAGCTTAAAAATTTAAGGGCTGCGGCCGTTGCTAAAGCAACAAAAGCAAGAGACCCTTTTAAAAGGACTGCAATGGAAAACGCAGGCAGAGAAGAGCTTCTGGCTTACTTAAACCCTGCGCTGTACCAAATGAACGCTGGAATGGCTTTAGTGGATGCAGAAGGAACCACAATCGCAGAAAGAGGGTTTAAGCCTGATACGACTAAGGTTGAGTACGATCAACAAACTATTAAGGACGCTGACGGTAACGAAACATTGCTTTTGTTGACGGACAACAGAGTGGTGGGGCGTATAGAAGTGACCCCTAGAGGTAACGAAACTCAAGAAGAAGCAAGAGCAAGAACAGAAGCAATTCCTAAGTTAATTCACAACATCGGAAAACTTGATAATTTGTTGTTGAGGGACGACCTGCCGTCTGGCTTAGGCGCTCAACTTACTAGAAACATAGGTGGTGTTGAATCGCTTGGTTACGAAGCGGCTGCTTTAGATGTAGAAGCGGAGTACCAGCAAATTAAAAACTTCTTAGGATTAGACAATATAAGAGTACTCAAGCAGTTAGGAGGGGGAAGTACAGGCTTAGGTGCTGTTTCAAACCTTGAATTAACGGCTCTTCAAAACTCTATTGAAACTTTAAATACCTCAAGGTCAGAAGAAGCTCAAAGAGAAGCGTTAAAGAACATTAAAAAACATCTAAATACCATGCTTATTATGGCACAGGGTCGTGACCTAACCGAAGCTGTTAACTGGAACTCTGATAACTACGCTAAACTAGGATATCGGTCTGTTTTAAACAAGAAAGGCGAAACTGTTGTTTTTTATCAAGAACCCGGAACAGGAAGGAAGTTTGTTTACGACAAAACTACCGCTACATTTAAACCTTTGTCTTCAGGGGAATAATAATGGCTAACGACCAGCAAGAACTGCTAGATTTATTTGACACGGCGTATGACGTAACTAAAAAAGAGCCTGTAGATTCTTCTATGCCTCCTTCTATGGATGCAATTGTTAAAGGAGAAAAGGAGGCTAAACAACAAGATACTGAAGAAGAGTCTTTGGATGATCTTTTCAACAAAGCCTTCGAACAAAACCCGCACGTAAACACTGTACAGGGCGGATCTAAAGATAAGCCTTCGTTTTTTGACCGTGTTTTTTCAAGGCCTTTAGAAAGATCAGGGGAGCGTTTATCTGGAATCCAAGAAAGAGTTTCAGAAACTTTAAGCAGTACTTTTACGACAGATCCTGAAAAGTTGATGGCCCCTGTTGATCCATCATCTGGAACAGATTT